TATCCTTACCTGTTTTGGACGGTTGCTTTATTCCCGTAGCTACACGCTTAGCGTGAACTTTTTGCCATAATTCCTCGCTGACAATACCTTCGTGCTGCCCGTCCTCTAATATATAATCTTCGGCGTGTACCTGCTTATATTCATTTTTCGTGCCTTTAACTTTTTCTCTTGTTCTTCTACCATAAGCAATTTTGCCACAATAAACAGGATTGTCTAATATCTGCCTCACCAGATGACCACTCCAATTTTCCAAAGTACCATTCTGTCGGGGTATTTTCTTTATTCCTTGCAAATTAAGATATTTAGCGATACCGCCGTACCCTATATCCGAGCCTGCAAATTTCTCAAATATAATGCGAATAGCCGCCGCTTCACTTTCTTCTATTAAAAGCTGATTGTCTTTCAAATAATATCCATACGGAGCAAATCCGCCATTCCAACCGCCTTGTCTTGCTTTTTCTCTGCGACCATTCATCGTCTGCTCGATAATATTCTCTCTTTCAATTTCAGCAACAGCAGAAAGGACAGATATTAACAGTTTGCCGCTTGTCTGTGATGAGTCAATCCCTTCTTCAATGCAAATCAGATTTACGCCGTAGGATTGCACATACTCTAATGAATTTAATATGTCTGCTGCATTTCTGCCAAATCGGGAAAGTTTATATACCAGAATATAATCTATTTCCAATCCATTCCCAATATCAGAAAGCATTTTCTTAAACGCAGGGCGACCCTCAATAGATTTTCCCGACTTTCCTGCATCCTCATAAATGCCGACAATCTCCATTTCTTCTCGGTCTGCAAATCGTTTTAATCCGTTTTTCTGACCCTCAAGGCTATATCCATCAACCTGCATTTCTGTACTAACTCTTGGATACAGAACGCACTTTTTTCCTTCTCTGTTCATATTGCACCTCCATAATAAATATAGGAAAATGTTTCTATGTAAGGTTGCGTATTTCTACGCAACACAATCTAAATCCTGCAAAACTGACTGCCCGTACTTTTCTACGATTTGCACCATCACATTCATAAATTTGTCAAATCGTTCTTTCTCGTCACATTTTTGTTCAAGTTGGCAATCTGCACCATTAGATACTTTTACATCTTCCATCTGTCTACCTCCGCTAAATTAAAACGGCTGTACCTCAATTATAGAAGTACAGCCATCAAATGACCAATGTGCGAATTTCTATGAAATCATCAATTTGTACCTTTTAGTATGTTCAGCGAAACGCTAATGGCAAGAGCCTTATCAACTCTTGCCATCTCACTTTCGGAAAGCATACCGATATATTCCTGTAAACGCTTCTTATCAATAGTACGTATCTGTTCAAGCAAAATAATAGAGTCCTTGTTAAGACCCTCAAAATCTCTGATAGCAGTATGGGTGGGCAGCTTTGCCTTTGTGTGTACTCGGCTCGTGATAGCGGCAACGATAACCGTGGGGCTATGCCTGTTTCCTATATCATTAGAAATGATAAGTACAGGGCGTGTACCTCCTTGCTCCGAGCCGATAACGGGGTTAAGTTCTGCGTAGTAAATATCCCCACGCTTAATCGTTTTCTCCATTTGTTTGACCTCCTATCTGAATTTAGGCAAGAGATTTCTGCCTATGTAGGCAGCCAAACACAAGGAAGTATTTAAGGTCGGGAGAGCATAAAACAAAACTCTGTTTCCATAGACCGCCTTGCGTTTGGCTTTATGATAGGAGCATTTCAATTTGTCCTCGACACCCCGAAATGCAATGCGTTATAACACGCAGGGAAGTCGCCAAACGGTCAGCAGCTAACTGACGCCACGGGGATTCCACCCCAACTGTCGTTCTGACAGAGCCGCCCTCATTGCCTGCGACGGTTTAATCACGCTCGGACTATGACTGGACGGGAGTACCATTATGCTCTTTGTGGGTTATGGCGAAATCGGGAGCTGCCCGATATTTTGAGTCGATAGTTACTCGCTCACCACCTTTCAACGCTTTCTGCTAATCGGCAGGTCTTGGCGTATCGCTACACACGCTTATGCTCATCACAATCACAAAGAGGAAGTATTTGGCGAATGGGTATTCAGTTTTCAAGGTGCAATCCCGTTTTCGCCACACAAAGGAAAACAGGCAAAGGTTTTTATCCCTTCACCTGTTTCCACACTCAGAAGCTATAAGTAGCCCCTAAAAATCAAAAGTTTTTTAATGCAAGGCGAATTTTTTCAATCGCCCTGTCAATAGAACGCTTGATAGGCATTTTCGTACAGCCCTCCATAGCTCCAATCTGCTCATAGGTTAAGCCTAAATCGAAGTGGAGCATAAACCGCCGCTTTTGTATTTCGGGCAGTTCCATAATTGCTCGGTTGAGCCGTTCCATTCGGATATTATCGTTTACCGCATCGTCAACAGGCTTTGGCTTATGTACCACCCGTCTGCAAAGCGTTTCCTCGGTCAGTTCCGATTGCTCCAAATGCCTTTCATCAGACCTGCGAAGATTACGCTCACGCTTGATAAAGTGGCAAAACTCCATATAAACAGCCTTTGAAACCTCTGTTTCTCGGAAGTTACCCTGCCCATCTGTAAATGCTACAAAGTAGCGTTTTCTGCCGTCCGTTTCCTCGAAACGGAT